GACGTGGAGGTTTCGGTCGTGCGCCACTGGCGTCACACTTTGAGCGGACATGATTGTTCCTTGCCGCGCTATGCGCAGCGATTGAATGCGTTGCTTACTGAGTGATGTGGTCGGCGAGGGCGCTGAGCAGCATCAAGAAGGTGAAAACGCCGATGGCAGAGAACGATCCGCGCCGAATCAGAATGCGACGGGCAAGCTGGCGACCGGTCACGGCCGAACCCTCACCGCGATCCGCTTGCCCTTCATGGAAGGCGCCAGGCGCTGCGGCAGATTGGCGACCAGATCCTCGCGCTTGCGACCGATGACCTCGTTGAAGGGAAGGCCGAAGCCGAGCAGGGCGATCTTGTGTTCGATGTCCTCCAGCTGCTCGTCGATCAGCGATTTAACCGGTGCCGTACTCATGCGTCCTCCTTGCGCCGCTGACAGGTGTCACGCAGGCGTTTGCAGTAGTGGTTGAACTCGTCGGTGGTGATTGCGCCGTCGGTGAAGAGGCGGGTGATCAGCCCCTGTACCAACATGCTGATGTCTTCTTCGCCGGCCGGCGCCGACACACCATCAAGGGCTTGGTCGATCAGGATGTGAGGGCTCAAAACCCACACTCCCGCTCAACGCGATCGCTTTCGCGCTTGGCGTCTCGGTATTCGTTGGCGTGCACCGCGACCAGGTCGTTGGCGAGCGACCGAACGATCTGCGGATCACCGCCGACGGCTTCGATGGCCCACTTGTGCAGTACGCCGCCATCCCCGCGACAGATCAGTTCGATCAGGATCTTCTCGATGTATCGATCAGGATCTGGGTTCGCGGCCATGTGGTCAGCCAGCGCTTCCGGTAGATGGTCAGCGTTGACCAGGACCTTGCTTCGCCCAACCGGGTTGGGCGCCTCGACGTGGCGCCGATAGAGCAAATCGTCGACCGACTCGGTCAGCCATTCCTGACCTGCCTCCGTGTCGAGAAAGTCGTCTTCCGGGATGGGCTTGCGTAGAGCTGACATGGTCGTCTCCAGAGTGGCGGGGTGTTGATCCAACAAAACTCGGATGCACTCATCCGTTCCGCTGTTTGCCGATGGGCGCGGAGGGGAGTGCATTCGGGTGGTGCCGGGGGAGGGGTGCCGGGTTACTTGTCCGGCGCTGATGTCACCAGCAGATCCGTGGGCTATACCCGCCTCGGGGCGCTGACAAGGCGCGCTCTCCGGGGCCGATATTCTCTCGTCGGCCCAAGCGCCCGGGAAGGTTGTTGCTTGGCAGTGGCACCCATCGCTCGCTCAGCGGGCAGGCAGTGGCCACCTCTCTTGAGTTCGACTTCCTGCTTACTTGGCCTATATTCATTCAGAAATTTGGTCTAGTGATATCAGGAGAAATCATGCCGAATGTGAAAGTCAGTATCGATCAATGGGCTGTGACTACCATGGGAAGGGCAGACCTGTTTACAGATGGCTTATCCGGATGCGTCGCGGTGTGCTTGTCGTCGGACGATCAGATAGGTCTGACGCATGTTCTCGCCGGTTCGCATAGAGATGATGACTGGAGAGATTACCAAGAGAATTTGCGTTTGATGGTGGTAGTGATGGAGGCAGTATCGCCCGTGCTCAGTGCGGTACTCGTCTATAGTGAGGACGGTCAAAATCAGTTGGCCATAGCGCTAGAACGCTGTTTGGCCGGTTATGGAATAAATATTCAAACAACAAAACACCTCAAGGCATCGGGCTGCCGAATAGCCGGTGCTAGACCATATTCAATGAGGAATCAGCCTCCAAGGCCTTACAGATCGTATGTTCACTCCAAGGAAAGTGAAGGCTCATATGCTGGTGTTCCCTACCTTCCGGTTTCAATTGCTGGTGGTACTTTGCTTGATAACTGGGGAACCCTAAGGGATGGCGCGCAAGATTGCGATCCGTTCGTCGCTGCCCATTAACAGAGCATTTAGTCCTCGCTTTGGTTTTGGTTGTCAACTGACGCACATAGCGTCAGCGAGCTGATTATCTCATAGAGAGGATCGGGCAGTTAACGACAGGCTGTCGTGGCGCTGGTTGTTCAGTCGTCGTCGCCGGCTTCGATCATCTTTTCGATGTCGGCGGCGGCCGGCTTCTTCCAGTTTTTGATCTGCCCTGTCTCCAGATCGATGTTCAACATCAGGTAGTCGCCGTAGTGCTCGCCCGGGAAAAAATCCGGGACATAGCCGGTATAGGCGGCAACTTGATCGCCCTGCGCGTCGTGAAGCGTTACGCATACCTGATCACGAACCTTCATGCAGGTGCGCAACTCGGTCACGTCGACCTGCACCGTCTTTTGCTGATTGATTTGCATGCTGCTGTCTCCGTTTGATTTCCCGTCTGGCCCTGTCGCCAAGGCCAGCCAGTGAAATCCTCATGCAACCTGTTCGAGAACTTCCCGGCTGAAGGCCTGAATGTTCATGTGCGCCCTGACGGTCATCGCCTGGCGCTGCTTGATGTGGCTGCGCATCGCGAGGTCTGCCATGTCGGCAGGATCAGCCTCAAGCGCTGCGATCGCTTCATCAGCGCCGCCGAACCACTTTTCCAGAAGTCTTGCGCAGGAAGCGGCGGCTTCGTTGACTACCTCATCACTTGCTTCAAACGCTGAATTGCTCATCGTCTTTTCTCCGTTAATTTCCAATACCGCCTCATCGAAGCGGCATCAGTAAATCTGTGGTCTTGTTCTCCGCCCAATGCTCGGCGCCGCGGTTTCCCCACCTGGCCGGCGTCACACATTTCGTGTTCGGTGTTCTTCGCCGGCTGGCTTGCATGGTTTGGCGTCCTCCCATATGGGGAGTCCGGCAGGTTCCAGAGCCTGCATGGAGATCGAAGTTTGTGTTTCGCGCTATGCCCGTTTCCGGGGATCGATCCGCGAAGATTCCAAATTGTGAAAGAGCGGCGCGGCTTTCGCTGCTGGGCAGTTGTTGTCTGGCTTGCGAATAAAAGTAGCAGCGCTGCTATTTAAAGTAAATAGCGCTGCTAATAATATTTTCTGCGGGCACAAAAAAACCCGCGCTTGGCGGGCTTTAGATGGGGTGTATGATTTTACCTTGTTGCATTGAGTACCTTGCGCATACCTTCCATATCGTCTTGCGAAATCTTCCCCTCAGTACCGCAGACCTGGAACTCTATGAGTTTGGCAGAGGAAAGACGCTGGAGATTGGCGCGGTCTACTCGCTTGTCGAAGCGCTCTATGACAGCTGAACTCGCGCCAGCTGACGAGTATTCAAGCTCCAAATATGGGTCTAGAACTCCGTCCACAAGCCAGTTCGTATGGTTGCAGTCCCGAAAATTCCCACTCTCGCTCCAAGTCATCAGCTCGATCTTGTAGTACCCGGGGACTAAATCGCCTTTTAGGTAGAGCGCGACGGTCGAAAAAGAAAAATCTTCGGCATTGGACGGTAATGCGTTCCAGGTAACAGTTCTGTTTCCGGTGAATCTGTCCGTCTCATCCTTGAAAACTCCAGCGCTAGCTGAAAGAGAGTTGATAAAAAAGAGTGCTGCGAGAAGTGCGCGGTGAACCATGGTATCCCTCCCAAAATAAAGCCTCCACCTTACCATTCGTGGCGCTGCGCCACCATTGGCCGGCTCGGTAGGGAAAGATTGCTGGTCATCTGCTATAGCTTTATTCGAGATGCGCATCTGAGGGATCGGGCCGTGAATACGAGTGAGCTTGGAATGAAGGCTTGGGGAGTCGCGACCGTTTTGCTGGCAATAGCAGCGCTCGGAATCGTTCTCCTGGGAAGTGCCTACCTAGGTTTGAATGGGAAATTTGTGGAGGGGACGCCGCGTTGGATTGCCGGGCTGTACTCAGCGATCAAGCAGAACGGAAACGTCGTGGCAGGAATATTGGGTTTCAGCGGCCTGGCCTGGTCGAACTTTTACAAGGCTTCGACGAGCATCAAGGAAGCGTGATGCAGAATGAAAAAGCCCGGCGCTGGGCCGGGCACGTCTAGATTCTGCGAATTATTTTGCCGGTTGTGTCTGAGGGGGGTCAGTGGGTTTTACAGAATCCTTGCCGGCTTGGTATGCCGACATAGTTGTCTGCATTGCGCCAAAGACATTTGCCTGATTTGCATAGTAAGCGCCAACAAGAATGGCGACCACCGCTAACAGCTGAACAGCAACTGCCGCCCAGTAATTGGATTTCACAGTTGCAGATTGCTTGGCTGCCTCTTCAGCGCCCTCAGCGGCTTTTGTAGCGCGCTCGGCGAGCATCTCAAAACGTTTGTCTCGCTCGGCCTGCGCTTTGTCTCGTTCAACCTGAACTGCTGATTGAGTGGCAAGAAATGCATCAATTTTTGATGACACAGACTCTACGCGAGCATCCATCCTTGCTTCGATGGTCTCGAGCTTTGCGTTGAATTCTTCGCGAGTGATGTCGTTCATTACTTGATTATCATCATTTCGGCGGGTGCTGTCATTAAAGCCCGGTTTCGCCAGGCCGAGCTGACGCTCTTCAATTTCTAAATTCAGGCTTCTCACGCGAGCTTCGAGCAGCCGCAGATCAACGCTAGTCATCGGCTTCCCCATCCAGGTTCTGAATTACTCCCTTGTGGGCTTTCTTGATCTCATCCAGAGCGTCACTAATACCTTTTTTGGAGTTTTCGATTTCTTCAAGCAAAGAGTTTCGAACCTCGGGATTGCCCTCGATTTTCGATAGGAAGGTCGAAATCTTTATGTTGAGCTTCAGCTGTATCGCAGCGGCGTCCCAGACGGCCAAGATTGCGGCAATCAAATCAAGATTTATCGATTTTTGCTCTTCTATTTCTTTCTCAACGGATTTTCTGTCCATCTTCCTATCCTTAAATCGGCTTGCAAGTAAACATTTGTGCTAACCATAGTCAGCTTGTTGCTGCGCCGAAGTCTCCATCTAGCCGTGAGTTGGGATGCAAATTCACTTCGATTCACCTAGAGTACATCGCCCACCAGAACACATGCCCCAGAATTGAGATCTGCTGTTCCTGGATCTGCTGGAACGTGTAGTCCTCGTCTGGATGCTCGTCACGGTTGAAGCTGCGCAGGCGAATCCCGACCGGGATTCGGTAGACCTGCTTCACGCGAAGCTGGCCGTTGTGATTGATGGCGTACATCTCACCGTCGACGATGTCGCTCAGGGAGTTTTTCCCCACGTTCACGCCCACCGTGGCGCCATCGCGCAGTACGGGCACCATACTGTTACCGCCGACCTTTACGCACTTCGCGTTGCTGAACTGAACGCCGTTGTGGCGCAAGTCCTTCTTGTTAAAGCGCAGACGCGAGTTGGCGCTTTCCTCAATCGCAAACCTGCCCGATCCGGCCGCCAGTTCGACTTCATGAAGGAAGGGGACGTAGACCTCGTCGTCATCGAGCGGGGTCTCGTCGTCCCAGGTCTCGATGTTTCCTAATTTGACACTAGGTTGGATGCGCTCTTGCTGCACATTGGCGACGGTAGAGACCAGTCGAGAACTGACCTCGCTCGCGTCGAAATTCAAAGCCTTTGCGAGCTTCAGCAGCGCTTCTACGTTCAGCGGCACCTTGCCGGTTGCGTATTGACTGAAAGCACTCTGGCCAGACCAGCCACAAGCCTCGGCAACATCCGCCTGCGTCAGGCTACGCCCGGCAGCTTTTGCAGCTGATTTCCGATGTTCGTAGATGGCCTTGAGCCTAGTGCTCTCGGCGACTTCTTCGGGGGTAAGGGGGCGGCGTATTTTCATACGGGCAAGAGTATTAGCAGAGCTGATATCGAGGCAAACAGCACTGCTAGTATTTTGTTGCTGATAAAAAGCAGCGCTGCTACTATCCATGGCAGATATCAAGCCGTGGAAATTCCATGAAAAAGATCCCTTTGAGCAAATACCTAGAAGAGCACGGCACTCAAGCCGCGCTTGCTGCTGCTCTCGGCGTGAACCAGAGCGCGATCTCGCAAATGGTTCGAGCCGGAAGAAGCATCGAAATCACCCTTTATGACGACGGCCGCATTGAGGCGAACGAGATTCGCCCGATCCCTGCGCGACCCAAACGCACAGCAGCTTGAAACATTCATTGCTGACGGCCTGAACAAATGATCGCCCACGCACTGGCAGGGCGCCACGGAAACAAATTTGAGGTTTTACGAATGGAAGATTTTCTGCGGGCCTGCCAGAGCGCTGTTCTGGACAACGAAGCCAAGACCCTGGCCGCAAAAATGGGTGTTCCGCACGTTGGCCTTCTTCAGCGCGCGAACCCGGACAACGAGGCTCACCACCTGACGGTGGAGCACTTGTTCGGGATTCTGCTGCATACCGGCGACATGCGGCCTCTGGCAGCACTGGCGAATGAATTTGGCTTCGACCTTGTTGCGAAAGCCGCCCCGGAACCTCAGGCGCTCACCAAGTCGCTGATCAATGTGGGAAAGGAAGTGGCTGATCTGACAATCGCGGTCCACCAGGCGCTCGACGACAACCACGTCAGCACCTTCGAGAAGAGCTTGATTCGCCAAGAGATCAATCACGTCCGGCAGAGCTTGGATGTGATGGACGCTTCGGTAAAGGCAGCCTGATTTCCGCGCATGCGCGGATTTTTTGTAGCTGCTTTCCGCAAATAAGGGGCTTTCGGGTTCGCACTATGAAACAGCAGCCCTCGAAACGCGGGCACAAAAAAGCCGGGATTGCGCCCCGGCTAATTCGATAACACTTTGTGGGGCAGATTATGCAGAGCCAGCCAAATTCCAGCAATACCCAGAACAATGTCGCGACACGTTTCCAGAAGTCGCAAAATGTGTCGCGTACCACCTCAGTAATTCCTTTCGACTTCGATGGTGGCGCCATCCGCGTCATAACCGACGAGCTCGGCGACCCGTGGTTCGTCGCCCGTGATGTTGCCGATGCGCTCGGTTATGCCAAGCCAGAGAACGCGATCTCCCGTCACTGCAAGGCCGCGACCACTACCCCGAAACAGGGTGGTGGATTCATGACCGTCATTCCTGAGCGCGATGTCTACCGACTGGTGATGCGCTCGAAGCTGGTTGGCGCCGAACGCTTCGAAGAATGGGTAGTGGGTGAGGTGCTGCCCAGCATTCGCAAAACCGGAAAGTTCGAAGCTGCCGGCCCGAGCAGTTCAAAAGTTGTAGGTGAACTGGCACTCATGGAGTGCTATACGCGCCTCCTGAAGCCGTCACCCTCAAGCCAGGTGATGATGCTGGCGAAGATCGCCAACAATAACGGTCTAGAGTCGAGCTTCCTGCCGGGCTACGCAATTGATGCCGCGCCAGATGCCATTGGCGGCAGCTCGATGCCGACCAAGGCCGTAACCTCACTGATCAAAGACAACGGCTTCGCCTGCACCACGCGAGCGTTCAACCTTGCACTTGAAGCCCATGGTTTCCTGAAGCAACTCCAGCGCAAGAACTCCAAGCAGGAAGTGGTCGACTTCTGGTCGGTGACCGACAAGGGACTGGCCTACGGCAAGAACCTCACCAGCCCTCAATGCCCCCGCGAAACACAGCCTCACTGGTACGTGGATCGTTTCCCTGAACTGGCCAAACTGGTCGGGAAGGCCTGACATGCAATTTACCGTCACGATCAATCAGGTGAAGGCGTTGGAGTGGGGGCTGAATTCTCAACAGGCTCTGCTGTTCGCCTTCGTCTACGGCTGCCCAAGCTGGACAAAGCCAATCAAGACTGACGACGGGATCTTCTTCGCGCTGAGCAAGGCCAAGATCATCGAGGAGCTGCCGCTGCTCACTGACAAGCCAGACACTGCTTATCGCATGCTGAAGGCCCTGG